GCAATGATGTATTATCATCAAAATAAGGCACTACTTACAGGTGGTGTTTTAGATTCACGTCAACCAGAGTGGATTGAAGATATTAAGAAGCAGTTATGTTGGACCAAGGGTACTCGACATAAGGTTACTCATAAGAAAATGGCAGAACCTAAATTGGAAATTAAAGATCGTGTAGGTAAGTCACCCGATATTGCTGATGGTGCTGTATTACTTTTTGCCCATAATGTGATTGACAAATTACCCGAACATGAGATGGACTTTGAAGGTCAAACAGCGACGATAGGGAGAGGTGCAATGAAAATGGTTGACCATCAAGTTTCTTACGAGGATGATTATGATAACTTATACTGAAGAGAAAGTTTATGATCATATCGAAGAATTAGGTAAACTGGCAAGTCTTCATTATCTCGAATCACACCCTTATGAGGATATTCCACTCAATATTTCATGGGAAAGATTTATCAAACTAGAAGAGGTTGGTATTTTAAAGTTCTTCGCCATGAAGGAGAATAACCAACTAATTGGGTATGCTATCTTCACCGTTCATTACAGTTTAGAGTATCGAGATTCGTTACAGGCCTCATTGAGTAACATATTTATTCACCCCGATAAAAGAGGCAATGGTGCGAAATTTATTTTATGGTGCGATGAGCAATTGAAAAAACTTGACGTTCAGGTAGTATATCACCATGTCAAAGCTCGAAACGATTACGGGGTATTGCTTAAAAGACTTGGCTATGACATTATGAATATTGAATATTCTAAACGTTTAGACAAATGAGGTACTTATGTGTTCTACCGGCGGAGGGAATAGTTTTATTGAAAGTGTCGTCGACGTAGCTACCCAAATAGGAACTGGTGGACTAGTTGGCTATAAATCAGATGATGGTGGTCTTGGAGCAGGTTTATTCGGCAAACCCCTAGTTAAGGGTGCAAAAGAGATCACAGGTGCCGCCGCTGCTGAAGAGGCCAATGAGTTGGCCAGACAGCAATTGGAAGAAGAGAGAGCAACCGCATTGAAAGAACGTGAAGAAGCAAGAGCACAAACTGCTAGAGAACAACTGAAAGCGTCCAGGGGTGCGGCAGCAAGTAGAAGAGGCGGTCAAACCTTAACGGGTACTCGAACAGGTGCCGGTACAATAGGGGATGAAGAGGATTTTCTAGGTCTATGAAATACTCGAAGCAAAAATGTGAATTTTTAAGACACCAAGCTAAAGAAAAGTTTGATAATGTTCGTGTAACTTGGTGTGATCTTTTGCGTTGGGCATTACCTCACAGGGCCACATGGATATTGAGTCAAACTCCAGGTGAAAGAAATAACCAACATATTGTCGATGGTACTCATAAACTCGCTTTACGTTCATTTGTAGCGGGGTTTTTAGAGGGTAACAGTTCTGCTTCTCGTCCTTGGTATCGAGTAGGAACGAGGAATATAGAACGAGGTGAGAGTGACGAGGCGAAAGCGTGGTTGCAACATTTCACACAAAGAACTTTAAGTTATTTATCATTCTCTAATTTTTATCACGCTGCTGGAAATTTCTATTACGACTATGGTGTAGTTAACACTGGCGCACATTATTTTGAAATTCTTGATAATGGTTTTTTCGTCCACACATTGATTCCAGGTTCTTATTATGTGTTGAACAACTCTTATGGTGAAGCTTCCATTCTAGTTAGAGAGTTTTCATTGAACGTTAAATCCGTAGTTGAAACCTACGGTACTTATGATGAGAATGGGAAGGCCGATTGGTCTAACATTTCCGATAATGTTCAGAAAATGTATCGGGAAGGTAACTATTCTCAAATGGTTGATATCGTCCATGTGATCAAAGAAAATCCCAACTTTGATCGAATGAATCCAGACCAACTTGGAAACCGTAAATGGTTAGAACTAACTTACGAGTTAGGTGGTGGTAGTGGTCATTATTTCGCCGAAGGACAAGAATTTGGTGACAGTATATCAGGACCAGACGATGATAAATTCCTAAAAGTGTTTTCAGGTAAGAGGAAACCTTTCGTCGTTGGAAAATCAACCAATACTTGCGAATATGGGGAGAAGGGTCCGACAATTGATAGTTTGGGGATAATTAAATCCTTGAATAAGAAAGCAATCAGTAAAGACCAAGCATTAGAACAGATTCTTAAACCTTCCTTACAAGGTCCAGCTAGTTTAAGAAAAAGTTATGTTTCCCATGCTCCTAATACTTTTGTTCCACTAGATAGTAGAGCAATTGCAGGTAAGCAAAAACTTGAACCTATTTTTCAAATTAATCCAGCTATCGGTGCTTTGGTTCAAGATGTTTCAGATTTGAGACAGCAAATTGATAAGTTTTATTTTGCTGACTTTCTTCTCTATCTTTCTAAAAATCCAAAAACAAGAACTGCTACTGAAACTGACGCTATTCTCGAAGAACAACAAAGAGTAGTAGGGCCAAACCTTCAGAGTTTAAATGATACTTACAATGTTCCTGTACTTGAATGGGTAATGGATTATGTAATGTTTGAAGATCCTTATCTACAACCAGTACCAGAGTCTCTTGAAGGACAGTCTCTAAGTCCTGATTTCATCTCAATATTCGCACAAGCTCAGAAAGCTGCCGATCTACCTGCAATTGATCGATACGCTGCCATGATTGCTAATGTTGGTCAGTTTGATTCTAAGATTCTACAGAAAATCAACACTGACAAACTTGCAGACTTGTACGAAGATCGTCTATACTTACCTTCCGGGTTGAATAATCCTCAAAGTAAAGTAGAAGCAATGAGAGATCAGGCGAGACAACAAGCTGAAAGACAGCAAGCACTCGAACAAACTCTCCCCGCCGTGGCAAAGGCCGCTAAAGATGCTTCCGCAGCTCAACAATTACAGCAATGAAGACAGAATTAGAAAAATACCATGAAAATTTAGATAACCAGGCACGACTCGAACACAGAGATGTTCTCTTGGCCATTGGTGCAATTATAAAAACCAAGGAAGGGCAAACGCTATTTAAATATTTATTTAAAAGTTTAGACGTTGCTAAATTGCCAGAACCGGAATTGGATGGAAAAATTCTTCATGAATATTTAGGCTTTTTACGGGCCGGTAATTCTATTTATAAACTTGCTTGCGAAGCAGATGCGGAAATAGCTGCTTCCATTTTAGCTAAAATTGAACGGGAGAGATACAATGACCTCATCGAACAGTACAGAATCGAACAAGGATACGAATCAGGAAACGACAACTACGAGTAGTGGGTATGATGTTGATACGAAACCTGTAGAAACCGAAGGTGATAAAAAACCTGAAGATGGTGACTCAAATCTTGATCAGTATGGGTACGAGAAAAATCAAGATGATGAGAAGAAACCAGAGGAAGACGATAAGAAACCTGAAGAAGGTAATGAAGACGATAAGGTAGATGATCCAGCTTCGGGTTATGATAAAAAGCCTGAAGAACCAGACGTTGAAGAAGATGATGATAAAAAGCCAGAAGAAGACGATAAGAAACCTGAAGGTGAAGAGAAAGAATTAGGTAAAGAAGACGTAGAAAGTCTCGTTAAGGAATTGCCAGATACTTACGACAAAGATTCATTATCGAAATTTGCTCTTGAAAATAAGTTTTCCAAAGAACAAATTGAAGCTTATGTCAAGTTTGCCAAGGAAGAAAGCGAGCAAATAAAGAAAGAGCAATTAAATCAAGTAAAGATCACAAGGAAACAGTGGTTCGAGGAACTCAAGTCCGATAAAGAGTTCGGTGGAGAGCTTTTTGATAAAAATGTCCATCAAGTAGAAAAATTATTGGCAAATCATATGCCAAATGTAAAAAAAGTCTTGACAGAAAGGGGTAGTATGTTGCCTCCTTATCTTATGAAAGATTTATTGAGCTTGTCTAAAGCATTAAACCCGAGTACAAAGCTCGTAAATGGCGAACCCAGTAAATCTAAAGTTAAAGAAGGGAACTTCTTAGACGAAATGTATCAATAATTTGGAGGTAAGATATGAGTGCTTTAGGATCAGAACTTCTCACTCTCGCCGATGTGGCGAAAAGCAAAGATAAGCAAATTGGTAAGGTAGCTGAAGTCCTCGTTCAGCACAATTCAATGTTGCAAGATTGTCCATCAATGGAGATGAATGAGGGAACCATTCATAAAGAAGATATTCGTTCAGCACTCCCTGCGGTTTATTACCGTAAAGCGAATCAGCCAATTCCGGCAAGTAAGAGTACAATCGAAGAGAGAACCTTTCAGGCGACTCACTTCGAATCAAAATCTCAAATTGATCGTGCTGTTGCTGAAAGAGGCGGGATGGATCGAGTTGCTTACAACCGATGGAATCAAGCTCAAGGGCACCTCCAAGCTCATGCTCAAGAACTTGCGAGTTTGATGATCTACGGATCGCCTTCAACTGCTAACATGAAAACTGCAGGATTTTTTGATATTTATTCAACCCTAGCTGCTACAGAAGAAACTTCTAAGCAGATTATCGATGGTGGTGGAACCGGAGCAGATAACACTTCTATCCTTAAAGTTCATTGGGGCGAGCGTTCCATTTTTGGTATTTACCCTAAAGGAACCAAGTGGGGGATTCGAAGAGAAGATTTCTCCAAAGGTGGAAAACTTGTTAAGATTCCTGGTCTTGATGAGAACGGAAATGCCGGAGATTTCTGGGGTTATGAAGAAGATTTCCTAACTGATCACGGACTTGTTGTAAAAGATTATCGTCAAGCAGCTCGTATTGCTAACATTGACGTTTCCGATCTTTTAACCGCATCTCCTGCAGATATCATCGACTTGATGATTTCAGCTAACTATAAGATTGATGATCTTAATAATGGAAAAGGCGTATGGTACGTGAACCGAACCATTGAAGCCCATCTCCATAAGCAAGCATTGACGAAAGTTGGTGCTGGCGGCGGTCTTTCTTTCGAGAACTTTGAAGGTAAGCAGATCCTTACTTTCCTTGGTGATCCCATCCGTAGAATGGACGCTATCTTGAATAGTGAGGCGCAGGTAACAGCTTAAGTTTTAAACTTGAGAGGTCGTAAAAAGCCTCTCATTTTTACTTTATTAAAAATTTTCTTGGAGGATACCCATGAGATTCGATATTCAAAACCAATTATGTGTTGCCCAAGCTTTTACTGGTGCAGCTACCGTTTCAACTAATTCTTACGAGAAGCAGTCTGCTGCTCAAGATATCAGCATTGGTCGAAGAATGGCCCTACTAGTAATGCCAACCGTTGCCGCTGGTGCCGGTTCAACTTCTCAATTTGAAGTTATCCAAGCTGACGATGCGGCCCTAACTGTCAACGTGGAAGCATTAAATTCAGTAAGTGTTGCCGCTGCTGATCTAGCACTTGGTGATGAGGTTGAAGTTCCGATTCCCCAAGGTGTTATGACCAGGAAATATTTAGGTCTTAGATGTACTATTACTGGCGGTACGACCACTCTTACAGCAGATGTTTATCTTGTACCTCAAGATGAAATCGCCAAGTATAAGTCGTTCCCTAAAGTAAACGATGCTACTGTTTAAGAGGTTGAACGATGAATAATATGCCATCAATGCCAAAAGTGAACGATAACTCTCTTCCTGTTGAAGATATAGAAAAGAATGAAGAATTACACCTTCCTCAATCTAATTCTCCTTCACAGGAAGAGATTTTCCCTAAGCAAGAATACGTAGGGGGTGAAAAAGACATTGCAACCAATGTTAAAATGCCCCTCGCCCCCAAGAGTGGGATCGAAGTCGTAGCGACCCGTAAAGGTTTCTACGGTCAACGTCGCATCAATGAAGGGGATGAGTTTCGTGTTAAAAAATTCGAGGATCTTGGTCAATGGATGAAATGTAAAGATAAGGATCTCGAAAGGCAGCGAGTAAAATTTTTCAAAGATAAAAAGGCGAAAAAGTAATCCATCGCCTTTTTGATGCGAGGATGAAATTATGTCTTTTACAAAAGTAAAAATCTACAATATCGCTTTATCCGCACTTCTACTTTCCCGTGAAATCATAGACATTGAAACCGATCCTAATCAAAATGAGATTAGGGTCTTAAATACTTTCTGGGATATAGCGTTAGAATCTACCCTTCAAGATCTCGATCTCGATTCACTCTCCCAACCAATTAGCCTTGAACTCTTGGCCACTTTAGAGGACGATAATCCTTGGGATTATGTTTACAAATATCCTTCAAATTGTGCGTTTTTGAGGCGAATTGAGTCTGGTGCAGCAGTTGATAACAAAAGCACCCATATTTCGAAACGTACGGCCATTTACGATGGTCAGAAGGCCATATATACCAACCAGTATCAAGCTGTAGGGGAGTGCATACCTAAAGATGTTCCTCTTGAAGCTTTCAATGCCATGGCCGGAATGGCGTTGGGATATAGATTAGCGTCATTTTCTGCACCGCTTATTACAGGTAAAGGGGCAAAGAAGTTAAGGGATACCATCGAAGCTAAGTACCTTATCGCAAAAGCTAAAGCACAAGAAACTGATTCTCTTGAGAACTTTAATTATGAACCTGAATGGCAACGTTCAGAATTTGTAGAGGCGAGGTTATCGTAATGAGTCTTAAACCTCTTTTAAGTTTTTCCTCTGGGGAACTCGATCCAATATTACATGATCGTGTAACTCTTCAAAGATTCAATAAAGGTCTTGATACTGCCAGAAATGTAATGATCGGTAAAACTGGTAGTATATTATCAAGATTTACAAGAGCGCATTTTGTAAAGGCCAAGAATAATAACGAAGCGATTAAAATCATTTCACCACCTAACTCAGGTAAGTTGACCGAGTGGGGTCCATTATATGTTAGAATTTATGACTTTGATGGAACATTGGATATTGAACTAGCTCATACTTATACTGCTGCCGATTTAGAGATTGCTCATTTTGTTCATGACTCTGATCGAATTTATATTTTTGTTGACGGTAAGGAACCGACAGCTTTGGATTATGTAGGACTACCTTCACCTTATTTTATTCCTTATGGTAATTTATTTGCCACTCCCCTTTCACCTACAATTACCAGTGTCACACCAGCAGGGACACCAGCAGGGTATCCGGTGGAATATTTAGTAACTCAAATTTATAATGGTCAAGAGACCTTATATGATACAGATAATAATAGTGGAGCGGGGTATAATTTACCAATCGCTTCCGGCCAAAAAAATACGTTAGTTGTTAAAATGTATCCATCCACCGCCACCGCTGAAAACTTTACTGAATTGAGGGTTTATCGACGACCACTCAACGGTGGAGCTTTTGGATTTATTGGAGCTAGTACATATTTTTACACTAGTGGTCCTGATCTTTACTGTGACTTTGAAGATTTAGGCGGTACTGCTGATTTTACCAATAATCCACCAGATGATATTACGAAATTAGGGTTCAATGGTGATTATGTTTATAATCTATTTCCAAAAACTGGAGTGATCTATCAACAAAGACTCTTGATTGGTAATCTCGAAGGTGATGAAGAGGGAATCTTAGCTTCTCGTCCAGCTTATAAAAATAATTTCCAACGTGATTACCCTTACGATGCTGACTCAGCTTTGAAATTTAAAGCAGGGACTACAGGTAAAGCTGATGTTCTAAGAATGATTGATAAAGATGGCCTAACAGTTTTCACAAGTGTTGGGGTCTTTATCAACTTAGGTCTTTTAAACATTAATAATGTAGCTTTAGAGAAAAAGGGAAGTTGGGTCATTGATGAGTCAGTTCCACCCTTGGCAGTTCCAGGTGGTGTTTTCTTTGTCGATAAGAATACCGGCGGAATACGACAGTTTGTATATTCTGAATCCATTGGAGCATACCAAGCGGTTGAACAATCTATTTTCAGTGGTCATTTATTTAAGAATAAGAAAATTGTTTCATGGGGATTTCAAGACGGCGTAGTTCCTCTTATTGTTGTAGTTTTTTCTGATGGAACTTTTGCTACTTTTACGTTTAATGAAGAACATAAAATGGCAGCGTGGACCCGTCACGACTCCGGTTACCCCATAGAGCAAGTAGCAGAAACAGGTATTGCAGACTCAATGTTTTTTGTAACTAACAAAGACGGTCAACGTTATATTGAGGTAAGTTTACCAAGACATATTCCCTACGATGAATTTATTTCAAATCCTGAAGCTGATAAGTTAGCTCTCAATTTTCTAATGGATGCTGCCAAAACTAAATCGAATCTTTTAAACGATTCACTAACTGGTAGTGATACTTTCGATGTCACACCAGTTACCCCTGGGGATTGGGAGGGGAATTTAACACTGACTTGCGGCACTTCCGCACTATTCCCCTCACCAGGATTAGGTGATGTAGATACAGTTTTCAGGTTTTTTGATGTCAATGATAAAAGTATGGTTGATCTCACAGTGGTTAGTAGAACCAGTGATAATGAAGTGGTGGTTAAACCTTCTGCTGAGTTTCCTTCTACTCAAGCTTCTGATTTCAGATTATATGAAACTTTTACTCAAGTTACAGGTTTAGATCATCTTGAAGGGGAAGACGTTTCAGTGATATCCGATGGGTATGTTCTCGCTTCTCCTAACAACGACATTGAGAACTATCCAACTGTGACAGTTTCCAGTGGAACTATTACTCTCCCGAATAGTGAGAGAGGGGCAATAATAGTCGTAGGTAGACCCGTAGTCGCCGACACTAAAACTTTAAATGTAAGTACAGTCGAACAGTCACCTACTACAATTGAGTCTATGTCAATCAGTAAACTCTATATTAGACTCAATGAAACCAGAGGACTCTATGTGAGTAATCGGTTCCCAGAAGAGAAGCAAGCTCAGAAAGATGGCAGCTCAGTCCTTGGCATGGAAAACTTGAGCAGGATCTATTTAAGTGATGAAGTAGAACTTGTTGGTAACAGATATGATAAACCAATTTCAAAACGAATTGAACAAACTATACCTGGAAGTTGGGATAGTAACGGTCAAATTTCTTTACGACAAGTTGACCCACTTCATTTTGAAATACTTTCCATCATTTCTGACATTGAAATTTTTAATAGGAGATAATCAATGAGTGGCTACGCATACGCAGGGTTAGCAGGACTACAATTAGTTGGGGGTTATTTTGCTTCCCAAAACATTAAGGAAACTGCTCAGATCAATTATGATATAGCTCAAATGAACGCAGAGTTCGCAGAACTTGACGCTTACGACGCAGAGATTGAGGGATACGGTGAAGTTGCCAAGTATCAATCCATCATTGATAAAACTCTTGGAGAACAGCAAGCAATTCTAACCGCTTCCGACGTTGACGTAACTTACGGGAGTGCGGCAGAAATTCAAAAAGAAACTCGGTTCGTCGCAGAACTTAACCAAATGGAAATACAGAAACAATATGAAGAGAGAGCTTTAGGTTACACCAGACAAGCGAGAGATTATCGTTTTAACGCTTTCCTTGATCTTGGTCAAGCTCAAACTAGAGCTAGTTCAGTAATGTTCCAAAGTGTTATCGGGGCAAGTCAAACAGGTCTTAAGGGAGCATATCGATCAGGGTTATTCGATGAGAAGCCAGAAGGTTCTTACAGCAATCTTAGAGACAGTTTAACAGGTTATTGAGAGGTTATTAATGCCAGTACAAATACCAAGATTACAAAGAGTGCAATCAAGTCAGCAATTACCTGAGCGACGTATTCGAGCTACAGTTAAATCTCAGGCCGGTGATATTTTAAGTAGAACTGAAACTTTGGGTAAATTGGCCGAAACAGGTCTTGATATTTATGAGAAAGTTGAAAATGAAAAGATCGATCAGTTAGGTAATGAAATTGAACAAGAGTATAGTGTTTGGAACGCTGAACAGATGGAGAAACTTAAATCCTTCAAAGGTGATCCCACCGACTCCTATGCTCAATATGAAGTCGAAGAGACTGAGAAGTACAATGAACTCCTTGGTAAACGAGAAGGACTTAGTGAGAGAGTTAAACGAGGTTTGAAATCTCGACTCGATAAAGTAAAAAGCTCTGCACGTATTCAACTTCTTCATCAACGTGGAGCGCAGCAAGCGACTTATGAAAATAATCTTTATGAGTCAACTTTAGGTTTAAAAAAACAAGGTCTTCCTGCAAGTGCTAGTTTAATTCGTCCCGATGTTCCAGAGTCTTATGGAGACTTTGATAAGAATATTGGTGAGATTAAAACCATTATCGCTAAACATGGACTTAAAAATGGAACGGTAAGTTTAGTTGATAAAGATGCCAAGGGGGATCACGCCTATTTTGATGCCGATGGGAACGTGGTTAAAGTCGCTTTCTCTAACCAGGCGAAGCTTAGAGCAGGTAAGGAAGTCAGTGAAGGTGTTAAAAATTCAATCGATGCAGTAATTGCCGGTGGTTATAAAGAGAACGCCAAGGCAATGCTTGAGAAGTATAAGAATTATCTCGACCCTAAAAGTCGTACTGATCTTCTTAAAAAGATTAAAAAAGAAGACGTTAAAGAAGATGCTTTCGAGTCCGTTGGTAAGATTGAAGCGATGCCGGAAGATAAGCGATCTTCTGCAATTGAGAAGATTAAAGATCCTGAGAAAAAGAGTGAAGTCCTTAAAATCATGGCAGCTAATGAAAGTAGGAGAGCTGCTTTACGGAAAGGTAGAGAGGATCGCAACCACGAAGCATTATCTAATCATTTAATTGAGAATCGTAACAAGTTCCACGGAATTGCTGACTTAGAAAGAGATCCTATCTATAAAGCGACCTGGGATAAGTTATCAGCTAAACAGAAAAAAGCAATTGAAGAAGAATTTAAAGCTCCTAGAAAGAGTGATTTAAAAGCTCTAGCTCGTGTCCAAGAGTTGTTCCTTGGTAACGATCCGAAATATAAAATTGAAACTATGAGTGCTGCTCAATTTCAAGAGCAGTTAGTGGGTTTAAATCAAGGTGACAGAGACAAGATGAACACCAGGTTTCTCAGTAGGAGAACAAAGAAAGGTGAAGGTCGTGTTTCAGATAGAGTTTACCAGCAAGCTTCCAAGATGCTTAAAAACAAATTAGTTGGGCGAGGACTAGTTTCACTAAATGATTACAACAAACTTGAAAAGGATGATTTAATCAAGTTTAACCAAGCAAGTGACGATTTGAATAATTGGTTAGACGGTTTCGATGAAAGAGCTACTAGAAAAGATATCAGTGATTACGTGGATGATTATATTCATCAGAAAATTAAAGAAGACCTTTTCGATCCAGATGAAAGATATGAAGAGGAAACAGGAGAGGGATTCTTTTTTGGACCAAGTAAGAAATATACTCCTAAATATCAAAAAGGAGTGGTTACTAAAAAGTCCATTGATCCTTTGGAGGGACTTAGTGCTAGAGATATTACTAAACTATGGATTAAGTACAAACGCAAGTTTGGTAAAACCGGTGCACCGAACGCTAAAGATCAAGCGTTTTTAAATTTTGTAAACGAGTCTAAATGATGGAAAATTTCAGCAACGAACCTACAGATACTAATGTTCAAGAACTTTTACGTAACACCGACAACGTAGAACCGAAAGAAGCAATAAAGAATATAGAACGTGCTGAACGTTATGATATGTCCCCCGACCATTATAACGAGATGAAAAAGACTCTCGATCCAGAAGCAGATATTGAGGAACGTGTACCTGCTCAAGTTACCCCTGCTCTTAAAAACTACATGGCCAAGTCAACTCAACATGCTGACAGTGTGAAGAATGAAGTTGGTCTAATGGACAAGATTGGGAAACAAGCTTCCTTCATTTGGTACAATTTGACTCAAAAGCAGGAACTTGAAAACGAGATTCAAGAACTTAATCACAAAGATCGAACTAGTGAAGAAGGTCTTAACCCAGAAGAAAGAGAATATCTCAATGGTCTTTATGAGATGCAACAAGAAGAGATTGAAGCTTTTGAACTTGAAGGTTTTGAGCAAGTGCCAGGTTTAGCGGCAGGTGTCGTTAACGATATGTATCAAGCTATCACTGAGAATAAGGCAATTATTGCAGGTTTTACAGCAACAGGTGCGGGTGTTGGAGGTTTGACACCTATTGGGCCAGTGACAGCACTTGCGGGTGCAGGGTTAGGGTTCAGCTATGGTGTAGTGGCAGCATTGGCCAAGGATGCTTATTTTAGAATTGCTGATAGTACCTATGGTGAATTGCAGCGTATGAGGGACGAAAACGGGCAACCTTTGAATCTCCCAAGAGAGACTATGGATAACATATCCATGTCCGTTGGAACCGTCTCAGCGGTATTAGAGGCTTTTACAGGGAAGGTTTTAACTGGTGGTTTAAAAAAACTCGCCGTTCCTAAAACTGCTGTAAAAGCGATAATGAAAAACGCTAAGTTAAAGACAAGTATGGCCCTCCTTGGTCATACTACGAAATCCGCTATTGCGAGTGGTGGTGAAGAAGTATCTTCTGAAATAGTTTCATTGGTGGGTGAGAATTTTGCTAGAGGTCATAGTTCTGAAGAAGGGCTAATTAACGCTATAAATCAAACAGTTGAAGATATCCGAACAAATCCAGAAGTGAGAAAACGACTCGGGATGACTGCAGCAGTTGGTGCGGTTGCCGGTGGTACAATAGCGGGAACTACAGGTGCGGTGACAGTTGCGGGCAGGAAAGCAGTTGTTAAAAGAGTTGAGAGTAAAGCAGCTAAAAAACGCACTAGAATTATGAACGATGCAATTAAAGCTCTCAAAAATCAAAACGATGTGATGAATCTCACCAAGATGACTCTCGATAGTGAGTTGAAGCAAACCGCTCCTGCACAAATGAATCAATTATTAAACGCTATGTTTGAAGAAGCTGGACATGATGGGAAAGTATGGTTCACCCCAAAAGATATGGATACTATTCAAGATAGTAATCCAGGTCTTGCAGTAAGACTCAAACAAATGGATACCACCGAAGCGAGTAAGAACAATCTATTTACTCCGATAGGTATTAAACCTCATCAGTTTGTCGAGTTAGTTGGTGAAGCCCCTACTATTTCAGAATACGCTAGATTGAACCCTGAAGCCCCGAACCCATTAGAGAGTAAGAATTTACTTGAGAGAGCAAGAGAAGCTGAGACTAAGCGACAGGAGTTTTTAGAGTCATTAGGTCCAGTGGATAAGCTTACACCTGAGCAAGAAGCTAAACTCGAAGAGTTAAACGCCCCCATTGAAGAGAGTGCAAGGGAAGCGGGGATGGAAGGGTACGCTGACGTTCCCACATTCACCAAGGCAATTGAAGGGGTAATATCTGATACCCAAGTTAAGAATTTTAACAAAGCTCAAATGGATACGAGAGAAGCTGTTGCTAAACAACTTAATGAAGAGTTTGAGGCGAAAGAACAGCGTATTGAAAACAAAGTCGTTAGGGAAAATGAGAAGATCGAAAAAGCGAATGAACTTAAAAAACTCAAGAAAGAGCTAGAAGTTGTTGAAAGATTTAGAGTCAGAAAGGGCGATCCCGCTGTAGAAGGGCACAAGCGTAAGGGTTACTCTCCCTTGGCCATCGATCCGAAATATCTACCTGAAGATTTGAGAGAAGCTTATCTGGAAGATCCTAAACTCAAAAAGCGTAAGGTATTTGTTGAGGGTGGTATATCTCTTGATGAAGCTGCTGCAATGACAAATGTTGAGAGTGGTGAAGCACTTCTTAGGATTCTCATTGATACCCCCACCAATAAAGAAATGCTCGATGCTCGAAAAGCTAAAATGAAAGAACTTCGTAAAACTGTCAAAGAAGTTCGTGAAAAGTCTATCGATGAAAGACGTGATAAGATATTTGACGATTTTGGAAAACTTCATATTAAAGAAATGAAGTTTATGAGAGAGAATAAATGGCCTGCAACAAAAACGGGTGTCAAAACCATTGCTCTACCGTTACCAAGGATTGAAGAACTTAA